GGGTACTGCTGATGCAATTATTCTTTCAGAAGGTCGCATATGTGTAATAGATTTAAAGTCTGGTAGATGGCAAGTCTCACCGGAATATAACAAACAGCTAATGATCTATGGCCTGGGTGCATTAACCAGGTATGGCAATGCTGAAACAATCATGGAACTAACGATAGTTCAACCTAGAGGAGTAAAGAAAGAACGGGCGGTTAAGACATGGGAAACCACCGGAGAAAATCTTGCTAACTGGGGATTCGATTTTCTGAAACCACGGGCGGATGCTTGTATGGATGAAAACCCTAAATATGTATTTGGGGATCATTGCAAATTCTGTAATGGACGCAGTCTTTGTGAAACTTTTAAACTTAATACGGGAGAAAAATAATGTCTGAAGAAAAAAAAGAACTAACCTTTACCTTTGATGAAGATGGTAAAGAATATAAGGTAGAAGACTTATCAGATGAAAATAAGATTCTATATAACAAAGTAACTCTTGTTAATCAACAAAGACAAGAAGTTATCGCTAATGCTAACTTTGAAGTTGAGAAGTTAGAGATACTTGCCAAACATTACAGCAACGCTTTAAAACAGGCTGTTGAAGGTGATGATACTGAAGTTGAGGTGGTTGAATGAGTCTAGCTGATATTAGAACTAAGTCTAAAAAGAAACCACCAAGATTTGTATTGTATGGTGGTCCTGGTATTGGTAAGACAACCTTTGGTGCGTCTATGCCAAATCCAATCTTTATTCTTACAGAAGACGGTATGGGGAGCATTGATGCACAACAATTTCCGTTGTGTCCGGCTTTTGATAAAGAAAAAGAACATGATAAGGACGTAAACCTTGGTGTCTTGCAGAGATTAAGAGAATTAATAAATGAAGATCACGACTACAAAACAGTGGTTATTGATTCTTTGGATTGGCTTGAACCATTGATATGGGATAAGGCTTGTCAAGACAATGGATGGAAATCCGTTGAACAGCCAGGATACGGAAAGGGGTATGTAGAGGTGCTTAAATACTGGCGTCAGTACATAGATCTGTTAAATATCTTGCGTGAAGATAAAGGTATGATTATTCTGCAAATTGCACATAATCAGATCAAAAGATTTGAGTCTCCAGAGATAGAAGCTTTTGACCGCCATGAACTTAAGCTTCACCGAAAAAGTGCCGATTTGATTTTAGAACACAGTGATTGTTGTTTCTTTGCAAACTACAAACTTGGAACTATGAAGGTCCAGGGGAAGGGTGGAACAATGACAACAAAAGCGGTGTCTGGTGATGTGGTTGCTTACTGTCGTGAGAAACCTGCCTATCTTGCAAAAAATAGGTACGCATTACCGGATGTTCTTCCCTTCTCATGGCCGGAAATTAGAAAGGCTATGTTGGGGGAAGATAAAGGTGAGTAAGTTGGGGGAAGTCGAAAGAACAAAGCGTGTTATGGCTAAGATCCAAAAGTTATTAAATCCTTTGATTGATAGCATGGATCCGGATAACAACGATTTGCCTCTCGATGGCTTACATCAACTTATTTGTATTAACCAAGACTGTGAAGAGTTCGTGGAATATATCTCGGACTATCACAGCTACGATCCAGGATAAGGAGTAACAATATGGATTTAAGTATGAAAAAGGCTCAGGCCGAAAGAAGTATCTTAGAAGAACTCGAACCAGGCACATATGATTTTGAATGTGTTAAGGAAGAGACGATTCTAGGCAAGAATGGATGGGAAGCTCTTAAGCTTTTATTTAGGGTTGTTGATAAACCAAACTTTATGATTGGTCATTCTTTTTGCACAGACCATGATACAAGTGAAGATGCGATTAATCTTGGCTTATCATCATTACACGCAATGTCTATTGCTGGTGGATTTCCGGATGGTTTTCCAGACGAAAGTGCTGATTTGGTTGGCATAAGAGTAAGAGCAAATGCCATCAAAGATGCAAAAGGCTACATTGCTATTGATGATATGAAAGGCAAGGGGTGGTTTCCACCTAAGTCAACAAAAGAAGTAAAGGTGGATGAGCCTGTTTCCAACAGTCAAGTCGAAGAGAACATTCCATTTTAACTTTTTAGAATCAGATAGGCCCTCACTATGCGGTTGCTGTGGCGATCCAGTAGGGCCTCTTCTGGTCGAGGTTGATGGTAAATGGTTTGGAGCCTGTAGCATGGAACATCAAGAAGAGATTAAGAAAGGTAATAGATCGCCCAAGGTGGCACAAGTATCTAGGGCCGGTGTTCTTCATGCTAAATCTAAACTGAAAGAAAGATATAAGGAATTTTCTGTTAAAAATAAAAGTTGGGCGTTTCGTGATTGGAGTGAGGACGATAGGGTCAATTTTTTTGAGAGTTATACCAGGGAATATTTAAAACACGCCAACGAAAGGGCAAGGAATGGGGTAGATGGATCTTACGAAATACAAGATAAGACACGGACTGAATAAAGATAAGAGTTATTTAGAAAAAAACAGAGGCAATGAAGCTGATCTTATTGCAGAAATGCAAACAATAGGATTAAATGTCGGCTTTTTAAATACAAGTGGGGATCTAGTAAGGATCCCAGTACAAGCAACTCCGGGAGTGAGGCCGGATAAAGGTAATGAAAAATCGGGTTGGTATGTTATTAATGTTGTTCATAATCACATATTCGCAACTTACGGAAATTGGAGAACGGGGTCGGAATACAAATGGAGTTCTGTCCAGATCAATACACTTACTCCAAATGAAAGACAAAATCTACAGTTAAAGATGCAACAGGCCCAGGAAGAGGCCAAGAAACAAAAGCTACAAAGATATGAGGAAGTCGCAAAAGATTGTCAGAATCGTTTTCAAACTTACTCAGAGGTTATCAAGCATCCTTACCTGGAAGCTAAACAAATCAAAAGTTATTCTTTAAAACTGCACAATAAATCTTTGGTCGTGCCTATCTACAATGTAGATGGTGAAATTAGATCTTTACAATTTATCCAGGAAGATGGATCTAAAAGGTTTGTATCGGCCGGACAAGTCAAGGGTAATATCTTTTTAATTGGTACAGATTTCAATTCTTTAAATAAAGTTCAATCCTTGGTTGTTGTTGAAGGCATGGCTACAGGTGTAAGCGTATGGGATGCAACACAAATACCCGTGGCTTGTGTTTTTTCAGCTAACTTTGGTAATGATGCAGTAGAAAACATAAGAAAAAAGACGGACGCCAGGATCTATTTAGCCTTTGATAACGATAAAACTGATATTGGTCGCAAGAAAGCGGAAGAGATAGCCACCAGATATTACAATTGTTTGGTTAGAATCCCATCCATTGAGGGTGATTTCAATGACTTGGCTATTAAACAAGGCCTAGATGCAGTTAAGTTAGAGATAAGCGATCAAGGTTTAGGGATAAGAAGTTTCTCCATTAAACAATTAAAAGGTGAACCACCGCCTCGTTCCTGGTTGGTTGAAGGGTTGTTAGAAAAATCTAAACCTAGTTTATTGGCGGCAGTCGGTGGTGTTGGTAAAAGTATGTTGGCCTTAGACTTAGCGATCAAAGTATCACAAGGGCAAGGCACCTGGTTAAATAAACCAATTAAAAATGCTGGTAATGTTCTTATGCTGATGGCAGAGGATGATAGAAGCGAAGTCTTCAGAAGGACCAAAGCGTTAGATAAAGGCGATAAAAGATTTGATGCAGAGTATGACGTTTTTGCCTATACAGTTCCAGATGCACCTAAACCATTAATATTATTAAAAGATGATGCCAGGGGATTAGATCTAACACCCGAGGCCCATGAGTTAATCAATGAGATCTCAACGATTCCAGATTTATCTTTGGTTGTGATAGATCCAATACAATCTTTTGTTGCAGCACCTATTACAACAAGCCAGGAAGCGGCTCAATTGTATTGTCAGTTCTGTTCTTCCATTGCATCAAAGTTTGAGTGTTCCGTTTTATCTATTCATCATATGAGCAAAGCCGGATTGCAGACCCAGGAATCAAGTTGGGATAGCAGGTCCTCGATAAGAGGCTCCGCGGCTATCGTTGATGGGATGAGGATGGCCGCCACAATATCTTTGGCAGATGAAAAGACTGCGGAAAATATTTGTGCGGATGAGGGATTAGAGTTTGATAGAACCAGGGTCGTTAACTTCCAGGTGGTTAAAGCTAACTCTAGCGAAATGGATACCAATGCCATGACATTGATTAGGCGTGAGGCAGTCCTGGAAGTCTATGAAAAGAAAAACATTAACTTTGATTTTTAATATGAGTAAAGGAGGAGTATATGATTAATTACCCATGCGGATGGTTTGATGTAGAACAATTACCAGGGGGCAGTCGTGAGCGGGAAAGGAGATAAGCCAAGACCTGGAACTTACTCGCAAGAGTATCGAGATAATTGGGATCGAATATTTAACAAGAAAAAGAAAAAGGAAAATAAAAATGCTAGTAAAGATTCAAGCAAGTGATAAAGAAGTACAGTTAATTATTAATGCGTTAGCAGAACATGGTAAACCATTAATCAAAAAGGCCAAGCCAACGATGGAGGATAAGCGGAACCTCAAATCCATTGAGAATATTATTCATCAATTAGCATTCGGGAATCACAAGTAATAATGTTAAACTTTGATTGTGCAATCGGGATTCTACTCTCCTTAATTAATGATGAGAATTGCCCCGGCTCTACCCCCCTAAGAGGGGCAATTTCTCTATGCCTGGTTGCACAATCTTCTCGTTTAATGGCACTAGTAGTACCATACTATGGCACTAGTAGTACCCTTCATAGGTACTAGATGTACCATATATCCCAAACAAGACAAATAGGAAGGCCCCTGGAAGGGCCTCCCTATATTCAGCGAGTGTATGAATGAGCGATCAGTTCTGGTGGATTGAAAATTCTATCCCGGATAAAGAGAGTGAATCCGGATGCGTACGTGCGTCCGTGCTGAGTAAGTATAAGAGTTATTCGAAACTGAAAGCGTGCGTGTGGAAGTGGTTTCGTTCCCGTGCGGGAGATACATCCCTGCGTCCGGCGACCAAACTCGTTTTATGGGCGATCTGCGAAAGGCATAGGATCGATACATTCAGTTCGCATGATGCCTATGTTTATTATGGCAAGATGACCGGGTTGAATAGGCGTACAGTCGGGCGTTGCGTGGATGAGTTGGTCGAGGCGGGGATCTTATGGATTGCGGTCGAGGGTGAGCGTAGGATCGTTAGACAAGCGAAACCGGGCGTGCGGAAACATTTGTTGTTGGTCGGCCTGGGCGTCGTAATGATCGAAGAATTGTCTGAGCAAGGGGATCGCTGAAAGTATAGTTCTCGGCCTGTTGTAGGATGGCCGGATCGATTGGGTATTCGTCGTATCCGTTCGTGCAGATGCATAGGTGGGGATCTTCGTTCGTGCGTGGGGATTTATCGTTCGTGCGTTGCATGGTTAAATATTAAAGGTGGGGCGAGATGCGTACAAGGGGATTGGAGAAAAACCCTAAACATTCGCCCCGGGTATTGATTATCTATCCATCCAGTGGTTGGCTACCGCATAAAGAATGATAACTGCGATAAGCCATATAAGAAAACCAATACCGAAGATGTAGCCGAGAATCTCAATCATTGAATGATTCCTGGATAACGATATCTTTCTTGCGTTTATCCTTGAAAGTTTTTATTACCTTTCCGCACGGGTGCGTTAATAACCAGGATTCTTCCGGATCTGAGAAATCGTGCATCATGCTGGGGGTGTTCTCCCGTTCGGTGTTGAGCAATCGCCTGGCCTCCTCTATCATTTCTTTATGCTGTGTCATTTTCGTTCACCCATAATTGTTGTAATTTTTCGTTTACTCTTTGCATAGATGCTAAAGGCATCAATGCCCCCACAAGTAAATCATATTCTTTATCTTTTAAACAATTTCTAATCCAATGATCGTTCAAAGATTCATATTGATCCATTGCTTCGCTTAACTCGTTTAAAGCTTCGTTAAGTTTTTCTTTTTCGTTAATATTCATTTTCTACCTCTCTTTTTAGTTTTGTTTTATCATTCCAAGACCTATGCAAAGTCTTTGGCTCAAATCCTAATGGCTGATCTTGAAATATGTGAACTATTTGCTCTTCCGTTGAGTTATCAAGATAAACGGTTATATGTCCCATAGTTATAAATGCGCTATGTGGTGAGCGCTGATCTATATGAAAATCATGCCATCCCATTTTCTCTGCTAGTTCTTTTCTTTGTTTTTTATTTAATGGTTTCATGCTTCCCCCTTGTCTATCCAGGTAAAAGTATTTTCATTGTTATATTTTGATGCGGTCCAAATCTTTTTACCATGTTTGAAAAAAATATCAGCAATCTCCCAATCAGATAAATCATCAATTGAGTAATTCCAATAATCAAAATATGAATCGGGTAATTCATATTCAGTTCTTACAATTTCATTGACAACAATTTTCATAGTTCCCCCTCGTTTAAGTTAATTGTTGAAACAATTTCTACATCTGTAGTATGTGCGTCAGCAGAATCAGGGCCGTGCGTTTCGGCTATTTTTTCCGCATCTTCTTTGCTATCAGCATCAATGGTTAAATAGTGAGTTTCAATCACCTCTAGTTTTACTTCGTATTTCATGCTTCCCCCTTGGTTAATTCAATTAATTTATCCTGGTTAAAGATTAATACCTGGTGAATCTTGTTAATCTTTTCCAGGGCGGTTTCAATAGATGGTTCACCCGTGGTGATATCTTCCTTTAGATCCAGGGCGGTATAACTTAGGTCCGCCAAGTCCTGGATGACTTCGTTGAGTGTATCGTTCATTTTTTCTTTTCCTCGGTTGATTGAATTATTATTGGGTTGCTAGTTGATGCCATAAAAGATGTTTTACCTATTCCGCCTTTGCCATAAAGAACAAATTTTGGTGGCTTGTTTTTAATGCCCGGGCAATTCATCCATCTGTCGGAATCACTCGGTGAAAATGTTGCGTGGTTTTTCTTATTAGTCATTATATTTACTCCTTATTAAAATAATGATGGTTGGTTTGCCTTCGCCCCTGGTTTCGTCAGAGGCTCAGAGTTAAAAGTTTTTATATTCTTGATAGTTTCATCCTGTTTAATGCTTTCCGTTGCGTGTGGCTCATGTGAGACGCTAGAAAATAGATCATCTTCCAGGTTGTTGGGATCATTTTCCCCGTTCTGTTCATAAAACCAAGTTATGGCCTGGTCCATGTTGAAGTTATCCGGGAAGTGGCAAAAGTGCGACCGGTACCCGGTGGGGGTTAGTGGGATCGGGTGATCGTCCAGGGTTTGCACTTCTATATGGTCGGTGCTGTCAAAGTAGTTCCAGGTGATAGTTATATCAACGGGAATACCTCGGTAATTAATCCGGGTTGTTTCCTCGATAGGTTTTGTTTTTCTGTTTAACATATCAATACCCCCTTTTTAGAAACAAATCCTAAAACGCTTTTTTGGTTGCATCTTAGAATCCACCAATCCCCGGAACTGTTATTTTTAAAATCCACTAATTCTTTGGTAGAGGTTGCCGGATTCGGTTGCTCTAACTCGCCAACCAATCCCAGGACATCCCGGGCATGGCAGTTGTATTTATATTTTGCTTGTTCAAAATTCATGTTTTCACCCTCGCTATAAAACAATCTAAATGACCGTCCTTGATTAATCTTTTTTGTTTATCCAGGCACTTGCTCAGATCCTGGGACCGCATCACAACGACCGGCCCCAGGATTTCATTTTCAATTATTACCTCGTACATCAAGACCACCTCTCATATTCTAGGAACTGATCGCAGACATTCCAGGACTCGGAATCTTTAGGAACCAGGACATGGGCACCGTCAAACCAATCCATGTACCAATATTCAATAATATCAATTTCTTTATCTTGGGTGACATAAATTCTGAACTCGTCAGATGGTCCGCCCCAGGATAACTGAAAGCGATAATATCCGGCCTCTCTGCCCTCGCCCTCGACATAATCCCAGGATAAGGCGGTTTGATTTGCATAATCAAATAGATCGTCATACTCGTGGAAATAGTCTCCTCGGTTTTTGTCTAAAACTTCTAGGGCAATTCGTTGGCCCTCGGTTGCGTCCTGGTATTCCTCGAAAAACTCCCGGGCCAATTTATAATCGGCCTCGGTGTTGTTGAATTTTTCCTGGACTAAATCCTGGCATGTTGGTTGTTGGTTTGTGTTTATCATTTTTTACCCCCTGTTAAATGTTTTGGTTGAATTTACTGTTTCAATGGTTGCATGAGAAAAACAGGCAAACTGATTATCTTCATTCATAAAAACATCACCAAGTTTTCTCAAGTAATAAGAACGATTAAAAAGGTTGGCTAAAATATAGCCTCTAATCATTCTATAGAATCTGCCTTCCATGACATCAAAAACCATTCCGGTATCGTCCCAATAAATCAATCTTAGGTTTATCATTTGATCACCGCCATTGTTTTTCTGTTATGCAAAATAACACCGGCAGTAAATAGTTTCTGATATAAATTATCTGCCTGGTCTTTTGTTAGATCACTTATGCCGCAAGTTGTTTCCTCCCAGTTTGATTCCGCAACATCTGTGCATGTGTCTAATTCTAAAAGACGCATTAAGGCGTCTATTTCATTGATACTAAGTTTTATATTCATTCTTTTTATCTCCTTAAAATGCCCAGGTATTCCCCAGGTTTCTTGATTCTCTCATAGGTAATATAAGAATGTCAACTTATTTATAAAAAAGATGATTATGTTCCTCAATACTGCATTAAAATAAACCATGCCAAAGAAACCAGGACGAAAAAAAATAACCCTTGATGATCCGGATACTCTGAACAAAATAATTGCTCTTGGATCCCAGGGCCTAACCTCGGGCCAAATTGCTCGTTGTCTTGGTGTCTCCTGGTCAACCATTGATAGACGCAGAAAAGAAAATGCGGAAATTGAGGAAGCTATAAAAAAAGGGGAAGCATTAGGCGTAGAAAAAATAAGTAATGCATTAATGACTTCCGCAAGGGATGGCAACGTCACTGCACAAATATTCTACTTAAAGAACCGGGCCCCGGATCAATGGGCAGACAGACAAGAAGTAAATCATAACCTGGACCTGGCCGGGATCTTATCGAACGCAAACTCCAGGATCCTCGACGTACGCCCGGACGAACCAACGGAACAACTCAACCTCCAGGACGCACGGGAACGAACGGAAGCAAACGTACGTACGAACGCCCAAGAAGGCCAGGACGACTATATAGACAATTCGGACGGGGTTTCCTCTTAGTGGCTCCCCTTTTCTCCCCAATGACGCTTAGAGAATCTAGGCCCCGTCCGTTCGCAGATGCGTCCGTTTGTGTAATAAATAGAGGATTAACGATTTGACCCCCCCCTTTCGTGCGTGGGGGGGCGTATATACGTATAACTGTTGAACTAAAATTTTTTAATTTTTTTGAAATATGAAATATCCAATTAAACAAGAAAGAGAATTAATGACCGCAGTTTGGTCACTTAACATCAAAGATGATCCATTAAACTTTGTTAAATTTGTCTTCCCCTGGGGTGAAAAGGACACCCCCCTCGAACATTTTACTGGTCCACGCAAGTGGCAGGAAAAAATTTTGCGAGATATTGGAAACCATATTAGAAAAAACGAAACCATTGATTTACCAGAGATGTTTAGATTGGCAGTTGGTTCAGGCCGGGGTATTGGAAAGTCTGCATTAGTCTCCTGGATTATTTTATGGATGCTTTCTACCAGGTTAGGAGCAACCATTATTGTTACAGCTAACACAGAACAACAGCTTAGAACTAGAACCTGGGCGGAATTAGGTAAATGGCTAACTTTATCCATAAATTCTCATTGGTTTAACAAGACTGCTACCGCAATAAAACCAGCACAATGGTTTGAAACTGCTCTAGTAGACGATCTCAAGATTGATACTGGTTACTATTACGCACAAGCACAGCTATGGAGCGAAGAAAACCCGGATGCGTTCGCTGGTATTCACTCATCATACGGAGTTTGTTTAATCATGGACGAGGCTTCAGGTATACCAGCACCCATATATTCCGTATCCGAAGGATTTTTTTCCGAACCCACGAAAAATCGCTTTTGGTTTACCTTCTCTAACCCACGCAGGAACTCAGGACCTTTCTACGATTCCTTTCACTCTAAACGCAAGTTCTGGAAAACCGAACAAATAGACTCCCGCACAGTCGAGGGTACGGACAAAGAACTCTTCCAACGCATGATCGAACAATACGGAGAAGATTCTACTGTTGCCAGGGTTGAAGTTATGGGCGAATTTCCGTCCGCAGACGATGATACTGTCATACCGATGGAACTTGTCCGCACAGCCATGGGAAGAGACGTGGCTCTCACCGCATCTGAACCTATTTTATGGGGATTAGATGTTGCAAGGTTTGGCGGTGATAATTCTGCTTTGTGCGTACGCCAGGGAAATACTGTTTTTGAAATTATTACTTTTCCGTCCATGGATTTAATGCAATTGTGCGGAGCGGTAAAAAATAGATTTGACGATGCTACTGTCATGGAGCAACCGCAAGAAATATTAATTGATGTGATTGGTTTAGGATCCGGAGTGGTTGATCGTTTGCGTGAGCAAAACCTTCCCGTGCGTGGCGTAAATGTTGCCGAAGCACCGAGTACCAAAAAAAATTATTTGAATCTTCGTGCGGAACTATGGTTTGCAGTTAAAGACTGGTTGGCCCAAAGAGATTGTCGTTTACCAGAGGATGATGAATTAGCATCTGAACTTGCATCACCACAATACAAATATACTTCTAGCGGAAAAGTAAAAATAGAATCGAAAGATGAAATGCGAAAACGTGGCATAAAATCTCCGGACAAAGCAGATGCACTTGCATTGACCATGGCAAGTTCTGCCGCAAGTTTTAGTGGAAGCGAGAGTTATTTCGGTTATAATTTCAAAAAACCTTTAAAATCTCGAATCATTCGAGTGGGATAGTTTTACATGGCAAAAGATTACGAAGACAAAATGGAAGATGTGGTTAGTGCAGAAACTGACATGGAGCATCTTGCTGGTGTTATTAAATCAGAGATGGATGATGCAAAAGATTTCATTCATCAAGTGGGTGCAGAGCGAGCAGAATCTACAGAATATTATCTTGGTGAACAACCACAAGCACAATCTAGTATGCAGTCTGAATTTGTTTCGACTGATGTTAGAGACAGTGTACTCTTTATGTTGCCATCAATTATGCGTACATTCTTTGGTACTAAAAAGATTGTCGAATTTGTACCGCATGGCCCGGAAGATATCCAAGTTGCTGAGCAACAAACCAATTACGTTAATTACATCATTCAAGAAAAAAATCCCGGGTTCCAAGTTTTATATGATGCGTTTAAAGATGCTTTGGTTAGAAAGAGTGGTTTTGTTAAAGTTTTTTGGGATGATTCTATTTCAGCATCTACCAGCGAATACACAGACTTAGATCCGATGTCATATCAAGCCTTGGTACTTGATCCCAATGTTGAGATTGTTAAAGAATCAGCGACCATGGAAACCATTACACAAATGGATCCATTAAGCGGTGAAGAGGTAACACAAGAAATTCCTGTTAAATATGATTTAACGATTCGCAGAATTAAAGCTAAAGATCAAGTATGTATTGAATCAATACCACCGGAAGAGGTTTTAATTTCACGCAATGCTAGAGACTTAGAATCTGCATCTTATGTGGCCCACAGAATGATTAAATCTGTTTCTGACTTAGTTGCTATGGGTTATGACCAAGATGAGATTGAGCAATATGCAACACAAAGTTCTAGTGCGGTTGATCCGGAAGCATATGACGAGATAGAGGCAAGAAATCCATTTGACAACATGGTATACCCGGATCGAAATGATACTGGTGCGAAAGAAGTTTTATATGTTGAACATTATTTATTTTATGACTTCGATGGTGATGGCATCGATGAAAGAATTAGAGTTTGTACTGCCGGTGAAGGTGTTAATGTGTTGAATGTAGAGCAATGGGATGATCTTCCTATTACTATGTTCTGTCCAGATCCCGAACCACATACTGCAATCGGATCTTGTCCAGCAGATTATCTCAAGCCTATCCAGGCCGCAAAATCACAGATTATGCGAGATACTCTTGATTCATTAGGACATTCTATCTTTCCTCGTATGGCTGTCGTTGAAGGTCAAGTCAACATTGACGATGTACTCAATACAGATATTGGACAACCCATACGAGTTCGTGCCCCTGGGATGGTTCAACCTTTTACAGTACCCTTCGCTGGTAAAGAGGCTTTTCCTGTTCTTGGATACTTGGATGAGGCAAAAGAGAATAGGACTGGTGTGTCAAAAGCATCTGCCGGTTTAAATGCAGACGCTTTGCAATCAAGCACCAGTACAGCAGTATCCGCTACCATGTCAGGAGCACAAGGCCGAATAGAAATTATTTGCAGGCATTTTGCAGAGGGTGGACTTAAACAACTCTTTAAAGTTACCAACAATTTAATTATCAAACATCAAAACGCACAAGATGTATTTAGACTTGAAGGTCAATTTATTCCTGTTGATCCTAGATACTGGGAATCAGATAAAGATATGGTGGTTAATGTAGCTATTTCTAAATCATCCGACCAAGAAAAGTTCGGTATATTGCAACAAATGGCACAAAAACAAGAACAAATATTACAAACACTTGGACCGCAAAATCCATTGGTATCTTTACAGCAATACTCCAATACACTTACACGCATGATAGAACTTGCTGGATTTAAAGACGCAAACAGTTTTATAAATACAGAAGTACCACCCATGCCACCCGCACCGCCCGAGCAACAAAAACCTGACCCTGCGGAATTATTGGCACAGGCCGAAGCTATGAAAGCACAAAACTTAGCACAGAAAGCTATCATTGATGCTGAAACTGATCGTATGAAGATCATCATGGATGATGATAGAAACAGAGATGAGGCTGAAGCACAGATTAGACTCAAAGCAGCAGAATTAACCGCTAAATACGGAGCGCAAGTCAACATAGCCGAGATCAATGCTATCATGGAGCGTGATAGAGAAAACATTAGGCAAACTGCAAAAGATCA